CCATCAATAACTGAAAGCTGATTGAATGATCCGGAAACTTGTGACGCATCAGCAGAGCCTACTGGCAGCGCAGTGACGACCATTACCTCAATCGTACTAAGATTAGGTGGCGCAGTAGAAAATGTCAGAGTTGTGCTAGATACCGTGTAAGTGTTCTTCTGTTGGTATACGCCATCGATATAGACCTGAGTATTGTTCTCACTAATAGGAGCAATACCTAGAACAAAGGCAACCGTAGTCCCATCACCCGTAAAGTTGTACACATTGAACGTACCAGATGCAATAACATCCGTAGCAGATACCGCCTCTGGATTGCCAGTAGTAGCATTGAACTGTAATAGCTTACCCAGACGAGCCGTTTTAGCAGGGATCGTCATGTTAATGTTAGTGGGATCAGTATTAGGCGCTACTAAAGCTCGGTTTGACGTGCCAGTATTCTGCTGGAGTGCCAACCATAGACGGTCATAGTCGTTGTTTACGTCTGCCGCTAGGAAGTCACCGCCATTGGTGTAGGACGTGAGACGCTCTAATGCCATGTCACGATATAGGGTTATGATGTCCCCAGCAGTAGCGCCAGTGACCAGTGTAACTACGCCGCCTGTGTCTGAACCTACGCCAGTAACCGCATATTCTCCAGCACCAGCGCCTAAACTAAGCAGTACGCCGTTCTGTAAGACCGCAATATCACCTTCAGCAGCGATCTCAAACGTGTATGAAAACGCAACTTGCCCACCGGTAGCGGTGTATTGGTCTCTTGGAGTGTTGTCTAATACTGTCATACTAGCGTCCTGTTAATTTCTCTACTCTTTCTACTGTTGCAGTACGCACATCAGCTTCGAGTGTTGGATCTTCTTGTATTAACTGTGCCTTGGCAGAGTCTCTGTACGCGGTGAATACTGCTTGTATTGCTAGAGCCTTACCGCCTTCTGGGCCATCAGTAGCTCGCTTGTACCCAGGTTTTGCAAATAATTCTTTCAATTTGGCCTTTAAAGGAACACTTTTCATGCCTTTATTATCTTGGCCAGAATACAACAAGATATATTTGTCGTACTGGTTAGCGTCTAATTCTACCTCATTTATGACCCTTCTTGGCATAGAAATCGATACTTGTTGCGCTACTAACTCGTCAGCTATAGGGTCTTCTTTAGCAGTACTAACGTAGATAGGAGACATAATATCTGGCCCGATACCGCCCTCTAGTACTACAGGCTCGCCAAAGATGTTTCTTCTTGGCGGCAAACCTTCAGAGTACCCTGGAATCCTAGACTTGATTCTGTCTAATATCCCATAAGTAGCAGTCAATTCTGGGCTTATAGATCGTTCTAACGCGGCAACACCAGCAGGAACTACTGATGCAGCAGTTCTTGTCAGCCAAGAATTTAACTTGTAGTTGTTCGCTTCTGGATCTGTGCTAGATGAAAAGAAAGCGTCCATGAAATCTACTAGCCCGCTCATGTACGTTTTGCTTGCCATGTTCTGACCAACCGAAAGACCAGCCGCTACTGCTAATTGCTGTGCATCTGCCTCAGTTGTTTGCCCCATAATCTCAGCCATATCTGCTGCAAGACCTAATAATGCACCAGTAGGATCTAAACGATTATAGGCATAATAAGTATCACCAACTCTGATTGAATATGGTTGCCATCCGGTAGCTCGTAATATGTTCTTCTGGTCTCGATCAACCGGCCCTGCTCCAGTAATACTTCCGCTAAGAGTTAGGTCAGCAGATACCGCCATAACCATAGAACCCATTGTAATCTTAGCTAAAGCAAGATCTCGTCTAGCACCACCAGCAGCAATTTCATCTCGAACCGACTGCATTATTGGGGCTAATGGGGTACGTTCAAACGTAAAGCTCATAATGTTTATAGGAGTACGAACAAACGGCATGATAACTCTAGCGCCAGGAATGTTATTTCTTACGTTCTCAATAGACTTGCCTGCCTTGCCTAATTTGTTGGTAAAAGTTTGATAGCGTGACGCATCTATGGCAGATAGTTTTATGTTCTCAGGTGGGTTATCAATAATCTCTAAAACCCGAATTGCCGCAGCCTCATCCTTTAAACCTTCGTTAAATGCTTGTCGATAGGCTTGAGCACTTAACTCCATGCGATAACCGATAGACTTAAAGAACGCATCTTCAGCAGTTAGCAACCGGCCTGGAATCCTGACAAACTCGCCAAGGTAATCTGCAAACCGTCCTGCTGGGCCTGCAATGTTTAATGATTCTCCAGAAACAGATCGACGTTTCTCTACCTCGACCTTTTCCATTACATCAATAGGTTCGCCAGTCTTTAATGCTTTCCATGCGAGTCGTAAGCCATCACGAGCGCCATCAACAAAACCTTTCATCTGAGCGGTAGTTTCTCCAGGCGGAATATTTCCACCAACCGCCCTTGCAAGCCTACGCTCTCCTACAGTCAATCCAGCTACCATAGTATTGGAAAGAATGTTTACCATGTGCGTGGTAGGGCTAGACAAAAGCCCATTAATCCATACCTCATAAAGCATATCTGCACTGGTAACTTTATTAGCATCTCGTACAAACTTGCCTACTTGTGCAGGATCGTCTAACTCAGCAAACATCTGAGCCATTTTCTGATTAACTTCTAAACCGCCACTAGCTTCTAAAGCCTCTTTAATGGCTCGTTGTTGTGCTCGTGAGCTTTCGGCAATGATGTTGAAAGATTGCAATGCTCTACCAGCTTCGGCAGTCATGCCAGAAACTTGTTGCTGAATAGCACGATGTTGACCCATAGCTCGCCTGAACAAAGCTAATTCCATGTCGCCACCATCAGAAGCGGATTTTGATAGTTGCATCAAGTTTTCGCCAGATGCCACAAGAATCTTTCTAGCAGCTAGAATTTGTTCTGCGTTAAATGCTTCACCTTGACGACGGTTCATCAAATCATCAACCGTCATGCCAAGATCATCAGCTAATTTCGGTAATTCTTCGTTAGTGATTACTTCTCTGCGAGCCTTGTTAATGCCCCTAGAATCAGCTTGGGCAACCCTATCTAGCAAATTCTGCACATCTTCGGTTGTATTCAATCGTGCAAGATTGATGTTCTGCGCTCGTTCTGGCTCTGCCTTCTTTGCGCCAGTTTTGAATTCTGGAACTTTAACCGTAATGCTAGCGTCTTCAGCAGCTTTCTCAAATGGGATGAATTCAGGTTCAGGAGTGCCATCTACTTGCCTGGCAATAGCAACATCTGTGCTAACAGTCTGGTCTATTACATCTTCGACAGGTTGGCCAGTTTCTTCTGCAACTTGCCTAATATCTTTTCCAGACTTAATAAACTTGACTGCTGATAGCAATGCATCAGTAGCACCACCAAGTGCCAAACCCTCAACAGCATTTTTAAATCTACCTTGTGCGGCTGTATCGTCTGGGCTCGAAGCAAGATATTCCGTTACTGGATTCGATAATGCCGGTACTTCTTCCACCAAGTCTGATAATCGAGCTTCCATTGGATCAAATACAGCAGAGTCAGCTATCGCTCCTGCAATATATGGTGCCGCTTTACCCGTGGCTTTTACTGCCTTTAATGCTGGCAAGAACCCTGTTAGAAACTGTGAAACACCTCGAACAAGGCCGCCTGTTACAGTTCTAGGCTCCGTCTCAATCGTAGGGACTTCTAGCTCGCCAGCAGCTATAGCCGCCTCTCCAGCAGCCTTAGCGCCTCGTTCCCCGCCACCAGCGGCCATAGTAATAGCGCCTAATGCCATAGGGTCAAGATCAATTAAATCTGCAATTTCGGCTACTGCATCTAATGCACCAGCTACAGCTTGTCTTGGCGCTTCGATAATTCCGCCAGCTATATCCTTAAATAAGCCTTCTGGAAGACCTCTAGTGCCTGGACGAACAAATGCCGGTCTAGGCGGTGCTTTAGTTGCTTCAGCCTTTTCTGCTGCAAATTGCTCTCTGGCTAATTGAGCAGGAGTTAAGTCGGAATTTTGACGAGCATTAAGAACCTTGCCAGTAGCATCGTCACTAGCAAAAAACGGATACACATTAGACGGCTCTGGACTAAGATTTATGTCTTTTGTGTTAATCTCTTTAATGGCTTCAGAGACTTGTGCATTTTCATTAATAGCCATCTATTGTCCCTTTAATGCTTGGTCTAAAGCTCGCTGAAAAGCATCGACATTGCTTTTTCTGCGCTCATAACTTGTAATTTTATTAAACTTGTCATTGTATTCAGAATCCAAGATTATCCCATCTCTCAATTGCTTGTTTAATTCTTCTTTTTCTGCTTTAGGGTCTTCAATAGGATTCGTAATTAATTCATTAACATCAATTAACTCACTGGCTACCACAGCAGGATCATCTCCTGCCAGGACTCGCTCGTTATAGACCAACTCTAATTGAGCTAATCTTTCTTGTGACTCAAAATCTATAGCCCCTAACGGCCCTTTTTCTACAACGCTGTTTTCTAGGAATGACCTAAATCGTTTAGATCTACTTGTATTGATAGGTGATTCTGAATCTTTAGCAGATAGTGCATTTCCGTATAACTGCTGACTTGTTGCGCCACTTATGTTTGTGTTTGTATTCTCAACAATATATGTCAATGCTGCATCTGGATCGGTATTAATTAAAGTTTGAGCCTCACGGATTACAGAATAGTTATCAACGCCTTGTCCTCGGCTGTTCAGTATTCCTGTCAATTGGGTTGTTTGCGTAAAGCTAATATCGCCATTTCTTGCAGCAACAGCAACTTGCCCAGAATCTGTAGTGCCGCTCATAATGCCTAAGAATAGATCAGAAGCGTTTGCGCTTTGTGTTGACGTTAATCTTTCTTCCGATTGTTTTTCTTTAATGCTCTCAAGTTGCATGTATTGATTAAGGTCTTGCCTAAAAACATCTACTAACGCATCTTGTTGATCAACCGTAAACCCCTTGATAGGCGTATCTTGTACCTTCTCAATAAAATCTACTGCCGCTATAGCGCCTCTTTCTTGATATGTATTTTTTAATGCGCCTCGACCTATAGCAGATTCAACGGTAACTGCTACATTCTTTATTAAAACGTCTGCTGCCGATTGCGATATTGCAGAAGACTCAACTCTTGCTTTTATAGACTCTGTGGCTGATTGCAAACTCATCATTGCAGCTTCAGTGTCGCCTATACTTGCAAGTCGAACTCCGCTATCAACAGCAGAATTAATGTTATTAACCAGTCTTTCGTCAGTTTCTTGTCTTTGCTTGACGATTTCTTGTGACTGAACTTGAGATCTAGCAGACGCAACAACTGGATCTATCGACAATTGAACTAAATCTTGATAATCCTCGGATATGCCGCCACGTAACCCATTAAGATATTGCGTAGACATTTCATTAAATCTAGCTGAATCGCCATTGCTTTCTTCGGCAATCCTAGCAATATTTTCTCTAGCATCTGTATCTATAGACGCAACATAAGATTTTTCTAATGCTGAATTGTACGCTTGGTCGAATATAGATATGCCAGATAAAAAGCCCTTTTCTTTTTCTACTGGAGCGCCTTCTTCAGCGGCCTTAATGCCAGCAGCCATGCCAGCCTTTTGACCCTGTTCTGCCCGTTTCTTAGCGGCAATGTTAAAGGCAATATCATTAGCTTGATTTGCTAGACCAGCAAGCGCCTCAAACCTACGTGCAGCAGACTGATCTACTCCCGTGGGTCTGAACTCTCCGTAATATCCAATAGGCTTCTGGGCCATTATGTTTTCCCACCAGATTTAAATGCACCTTTAACTTTTGACCCAATAGCTTGCAATGCGCCTGTCTCAGCTAGGCCAACTCCAGCCTTTAACAATGTAGAGCCAGCAGCTAAATAACCGGCCTGTTTAGCCGATTTTGCTTGACGACGTAATTGAGCCTGTTTTAACTTTTCAGACAAACCAATGGTACCTTCGCTAAGACTGACTCTTTCAGCACTGGCCAATGCAATACTGGCTGGCGTACCTTCTCCAGAAATCCCAGACATAGATTGACCTACTACATTAGCAGCAAGTGCTCGGTTTAATTCTTCTCTACGTTGCAATTCACGGCTTTGAGCAGCCATTCTTTCTTCTTCAGCCTGACGATTAAGCTCAATCTCTTGAGTCTTGCCAGCTACATATTGGCCTCTAGCAGATACCGCAGCAGACGTTACAGCCAATGCCGTTACTATCCAAGTCATACAGCCTCCGGTTCTAATATTTGTTCTGCTATCTTATCCACATCTGTTTCCTCGGTAACGTGGAAGGTTGTCCACACCGTGTCAGTAATTGCATAAATGACTCGCTTCATGCCTGGTTGAGTCTGCCCCATGTATGGAGCCTTGATTTCTTCTCGTCCTTCGTGCGTTACCGCTACACATTCGCCCTGAGACACCGTAAATAGGTGGTTGGTCTTGTGCAATGCGCCTACCAGACATACCCCAGCAGGGATGAATAACTCACGAGCATAAATTCCATCAGCAAAATGGTGCCTAGTCTCGGTCTCAGCCTGTGGCATAGACAGCATTAAGTCCTGAATATTGTAAATATTGCTCTGTAACGCTACGTTCACGATGATTCAACCTCGTATTCAATCATCTGGATAAATACAGGAGTAGGGTCTGGTGCCGTTATCGATGGCATTTCGTCTCTAGTCCAACCTATATTGTTTAGTACGTCCTCTATTATGCCAGTTTTAGCGTTAGGTGACGTGTTTAACGGTGAGTCTATTGAGTAATCGAACTCTCTGATAGGCACCGGTTGGCCGTCTACATAGTACCCGTAGGACTGGTAGACCCTGATGTTCATGCGGACGATACGCTTGATACGCATCTGGTTCTCACCACTGCCGATATTCGTATTTAATGGCATACCAGTGATTTGTACTGGGAAGTTTAGACCTACCTCGACATTGGTATAGCCTACTTCTGATGCTGTTAGTAAGATTTGACCCGCATTAACGGTTCTTTCTGGTAGAACAATGCCGTCTGCTACAATCTGAACGGTCAATCCATTTAGATAGCTAAGGCCAGATATGAAAGTATCCGTTGGGCCAGGATTGAATATCGTTGAATCGTCCATCAAATGATCGAATGACCAGCGTTCAATATGGTATTTAGTATCGGCAAGAGCATTAACTTGCCTTTTAACAATCATGTATAGCTGATCGTCTACTACCGTGGCATTAGTGATAACTCCAGGCTCAGGGGTAGCAGTAGGATACGTTGTAGACGCAGTCTCCCATCGTGTAAACCCGTTGATATCTTGGTCTCGCAGCGTATTAAGGACTGTAACCGTACCGTCAGTATTGGTAATAAACAACCAGTTAGCATCTTCGCTAGTCGTGCCAGACAACATAGCCATGTCTGTAGGCTGTTTAATCAGATGAGACGATAGTACAGACCTGTCATGCGTTACATAAGCATCTTCGTTGAACGAGTAGACAAAATCGTAAATGGTCTTACCATTCCTATCCACAAATATGGTAGATCCGTCTACATCCACTACTTCTACATACGATGCACCATGATTCGTTTGCGGTGCTATCCCTACACTTGTAGGCGTAACCGGCTTACTGGTAACAGAGAACTCAGCCCCAGACGTAAATACCTGTAAGTTTCTGCCAGGATAAACATCGATGATTTCATTTAGCTTCCGAGATGAAATAGTGGCAAAGATACCTTCGTCGTCATCACCATCGTCAATATCAAAGTCAAAGAACGACCCAGACTTGGAAAAGAATACCGATGCAGTCTTGGACTTAGTGCCACCAAGAACTAATCGACCTTCAAAGAAACATGCAGTCTTAGGATAGCCCCTAGTAGCAGACCATACGGGTTCTTTTCTAGGTGATCCGGCCTGAGTTTGAACAAATGCAATCGTCTTGCTTGCAGTACCGCTAGTAGCAAATCCAGAAAATAGCTCAAAATCCTTAGTAGACTCACCGCTAATCGTTATTGTGTAAGCCGAAGCGCCCGTTCTGGCCACATCTACACCAGTCTCTCCAAAATTAGGCATCTCTTGCAGGTTCTTCTGGATGTTGAATACCGTAGAGCTTCGTTGATCTGCGGTTGCATCTCCTGCAAAAGTGATATTTTTTGACAATATGCCTTCAACGTCTACTTGGAATGTATCCCCAGCAACAAATGAAGTCAGTGTCATTACCTGTATTTCGTTAACTGGAGTAGGGCTCAGATCATCGTCAAAGTCATACGTCGGAACATTGGTGAATGGTACTTCATCCAAGAACCAATCCGCATCCGTACCCAAGTTAATCAATCGTTGTGGCGGCACGTCTTCTTGGAACAGCAACATAACGCTTTCTGTTTGCGTATCCCTGATTGTTGCTACTTGAGCAGCAGTGTACGGAACCTTAACGTCGGCAACATAGTTTCCTGGATTCTTAAAAATCCTGATATTCCCGTCAGTAACCGATAACAAGTAGTTTCGATCAGTCGTTACGCTAAAGTTTAGCAGCTTAGATTCTGATGGATCGCCAGCAGCACTTGTCTGGGTAATTAGGTTGAACCCTGCCAAGGTAACAACAGACGCACCAAGTGGATCCGCCCCAACTCTAGCTAAACGAACGTATCTTTCTCCTGATCCAATGGGAATTCTAAAGTCTTGTGGGCTTGTCCCGAGTAGTGGAACAGTGCCAACGGTAGTCCATGTTGCTGCGTTAGGAGAATCTTGTATGACGAACTCAGTAGATGACCCGCTAGACAGGCTAATCTGTCTTAGGTCTGCAAATATTGCCGTATTACCAATGCCTGTAGTACGGTCGTAGTACGCAACAACGTATGGGTTGATCGTTGAAATACCCAGCGTTGTAGACGTTGTAGTAGTGTCGTCACCGTCATTAGCTACTGATCCAGACCCGCCATTAGGCATGATTGGATTCTGAGCCGTTAGACGCTCCAGTTTATTCAGAACAGTATCGATATGCTCAGTGCCAGGACGACGCTTGACGCCACCCTGTGGGACTAGAACGACGTTGTTAGCTGTCTGCAACCCTTGGTAATACTGATTAATATCAGTACGGCCACGCATCAAAGGTGATAGCTCACCACTGACAAAGTTATTTTGAATGAAGCGTGATTTAGCCATTCTAGTTAAAACTTAATAATTGAGATTTGAATTGCATTAGTTGCAGGAGCAAATGCCGTTGCATCGGCAGCATCCATCCAAACATCTACACTAGAGGCCGCATAGTTGGCCTGTATATAATCCCCTGCATTTAACCTTAATGCCGCTGAAACCCCAATACTGTGATAAGAAGAATTTTCTTTGACAGTCTCTCTAGCAGACTTTTGTCCTGTATTACTTCCATTAATTGTTGGGAAAAAATAAAAAGTTTTTGCTACTCCTGAATTGCTTAATAATTGAATATTGCCAGTTATTAAATAAGTGCCAGTTTCCGCAAAATGAATCTTAGTATTATCTAATGGGTCTAAACTAATTGCCCCTGCATTTGTAATAGCTAAGTTAAAAGGCACTTGATATACAGTGTTGATTTGTGCAGGAACAACATCAACCGTAGATGCAAACGTAGCACTACCAATTCCTGTGGCCGCTACAAAATCTTCCCGCGAAACTGTAACCGTCCTAACGCCTATTGCAGTTACTCGGCACATAAACGTAATGGTATCAGCCCTAACCACAATGAAGTCATTAACGTGTAAAGAAGAAAATGCAGCGTTAAAATACCCAGCACCTAATACAAGATCCCAAGTATCATCTGTTTGATATGTCCACCATGAAGGTGCAGGGATCGTACCGCCATGCCTTGAGAAATAGTTAAAATCGAAGGCCATTAAAACCTCACGTTAACAAAAGGGTTGCTCGTGATAGGTGTCATTGGGTATTGCTGGGAGTCTGTATATCGAGCCATCCTAGAAGCATTTACATACTCAGCAGACATTTCTTGCCGTGATGCTGAACTGTCTCGGATGCTCGTTGCAAAATCTTTAGCCAGTGCATACTCAATCATCTGAGTGAAGTACGGTGGCCATGTTGATTCTGGAGCGTTATAAATATAGTCGCAGTAAAGTGGGCCTGTATTGTTGGCGTACACTTTATTGCCATAAATCTGGTATCTGATTCCTGGATATATCTTAATCAGGAATAATAAATCTGAAGGTAGCTGGTAGATTGAGTCCCATTCTTGATCGATTGGAACTTCCGTTGTAAGCGATAGCTGTGCTTTTACTCTAGCAAATCCCCATCTGTGCTTCGTCAGCTCAGACCGGACAATGCTGTCATACAACGTATTAGCAACTTGTTGGGCCCTAGAACCGCCGATTAGTGAATTGATTGGAGTATCCCCGATCAAGACTAACGCACCATTAACTACGCCAATTTTAGTTGCCATATTGTTACCTAAAAGAAATGGGGGCCCGAAGACCCCCGATAACTTATGAATCGCCTAATGCGGTTCCAGATGCACAGTCAATGCTTGTGCCACTGTTAGTTTTCACAAACGTGATTGTAACAGCAGCCGCATCGCTATCACTTACGATGATAACGTCATTAACTTGCAGCTCATTGATTGCTGGAAGGAAGTAATCCGTACCAGTAACCGTGGCGATTGAATCGGAAGACGCATAAGCGAATACCTTTTGTGAATCACCACTTCCGCCAATGCGGGACAGTTTCGTGTAATCGAAAGCCATTGCTAGTTACTCCTTATGCAGTTTTGTCATACTGAACTTTAACCAAGCCGCCTTCGTCGCGAACGACAGCGCCAGCTTTCAACATACCATTACTCAACCAAGAGGTACGTTCAGCGATCCAGTTAATTTCAGTTTTCATGTCAATACCAACGGCCAAGCCAACAGCAGGACGCTGATAGAACCATGAATCGACGATGTTAGCAGCTTCAGTCAAACCACCTTCAGTCCGAGTTTCAATGATGTTGAATCGGAACCCTACGAGGGTATTGATCTCACCAGAAACTAGAGCCTTGATGTTCTGATAGTCCGAAGACGTTGCCAGTTCATCGTTCAACAAACCACCTAAGCCTTCAGCTTCGATGACTGCGAACAGGTCAGTGTTGGGTACACCTTGGTCACGCAACTCAACTTGGGCTTGAATTACCTTAGCCATAGTTAAGTTTGCAGCGCCAGCAGGTACAGTAGTTGTTAATGGAGTCGAGGCATCCATAGCATCGATAACCAACTGGTCACAACGACGACCCAAAGCACCGGCAATTGTCATTGCCAATTCTTGTTTCTCATCGAAGTTAACGTCAGCTTGGTCGAAGATGTCGGTGTACTCGGGAGCATTCCAGTTAGCCAACGTAGCAGTCTTGAACTCATGGCTTACGTCCATAGGAGTTACGAGATCTGAAGTTGATTTCTGGTTTGCAAGGCCCTTGCCTTGACGACGGAATTTGTAGGTATCACCTACGACGTTGTTGCGTACAGTTACAGAACCTTTCAACAGGCCCATGCCCTGGTAGGCATGTTTAACCATGCTGTCAAATTCTGTTACCGCAACAGAAGATAATTGTTTTGACATTAGTCTAATCCTCAAAATTTATAATAATCTACACAAGTGTTTCACATGAAACATTTGCTGGTTATGAGGTTTCGACTGAGTGCCCGACAGATCGGTCAGCCTTCAACCCAAATCTGTCAGATCCGCGATGGGAGTCCCTGACAGACATATAATATCATTTTACTTTATAAAAGCAACTAACCGAATACCTGAACATTCGGCTTGTCACCACCAAAAGCAAACATCATTTCTTGAATTTTCTTCTCATGGTTAGAGTCTACTGACCGCAGAAGGTTGCCGTTCTCGTCCTTTCGGAACATCTCTTTCTCAATGTCAGGCCACGTAATTCCACCAGGAACAACATGCCCGTCGATAGGTAGCTTTTGCGGAGCCGTACTCTTAATCAATGCCTCTACCAGCATAATAGATTCAGCAGAGTTAACAGCATAACGAACTTGCTCGTAGACTTCGGAGTCCAGATTATTCTTCATAAACTGTTCTACGGTCTTGATACGATCCGTTGCGGATCGTGACTGGGAAAC